GGTGATCTAAGAAAGCTAAGAGAAAAGAACAGGGAAATAGATGATGTCTTTAACTTTAGAGGTAAGGTTCGAGAGGATGGTGATGTATGGCATTGGTCTGACAATGTGTTACCTGATGACGATGATGCTTACTACTATGTAAATCCACTTGCAAATGCATAAGCTTGACATCTACGATACGGTAACAGGAGAACACATATGTTACCACACAGCACAGAGCAGGGAAGACTTGCTCCGTCTATATAAAATGTACAATAAAATCAAAGACATAAGGATAGAAATAACATGAGAACTACACAACATCAAAAGATAATGAGACACTTAAACAATCATAAAGGGCTTACTGTATTGGAAGGTATGATGTACTACGGTATAGTGTGCCTACCCAAACGCATACAAGAACTACGTGAACAGGGTGATCGTATCATTAGCGTTAAGAATAAACACCCTGATACAGGCCAGAGATATACAAGGTATGAACTTGAGGATGTCGTACACTAGTGCTTATATTGTTTGAGAAGTTAGTAATAAAGGTAGTAATACTAATAGCATTGTATGTACTCATTGGAGTAGGCAGTGGAATTTTTTAGAGGAGACAACAAATGAAGGAGCTTAAAGACAACCACACTATTGAACAGGCCTGTGATTTCTATATGCATACACCTAAGTATGCGGCACTAAGCTCTCGTAGTCAGTACGACTATAACCTTAACCTTAAACAGGCGTGTATTACTAAGGTGCAGAACAACAAGGTACTAGGTAACATCAAGCTAAAGGATGTACGCTTCAAGCATATCACTGTAGCGTATGACCTGTGGTTAAATGGTAAAGGTATACGACAGGCCAACTACATAGCTACATGCTTAGGTATTGTATTCAATACATCTATCAGGCATGAAGCTATGCTAAGTAATCCTGTTACCTTACTGTCTAGATCTAAACCCAAGGCACGTAAGGTTAAGTGGACAGAGGCACAGGTTAAGACATTCTTAGATACAGCTTATAGTAACTGGGAATGGCGTAGCATTGGGCTGATCGTACACATGGCATACGAATGGGCACAACGTGTAGGTGACATGCGTTTACTTACATGGAACAACCTTGACCTAGATGAACAACGCTTAGACTTAGAGCAAAGTAAACGTAGGGCTGATGTACATCTCCCTATCAGTGATGCTCTATGTAAGATGTTAGTACAACAACACAAAGACTTTGGCTTCCAAGCATACGTAGCGCCTCGCCCTGAGCCTTACAATGGGGCGTACACTTCGTATCACTCGACTGATATACATAAGCTAGTCAATGAAGTTAAGGACAGTGCAGGGCTACCTAAAGAACTGACTGCATTAGACTTACGTAGGACAGGTATAACTGAGATGGTAGAGGCAGGGGTAGATACACTAGGTATCATGCAGGTTAGTGGACACAGTAATCCACAGAGTGTTAAGCCTTACTTAGTCAACACACTCAAGGGTGCAAGCACAGCACTAAACAAAAGGAACAACAACAAATGAACATCAAAGAATTTGTAGATGGTCTATGCCTAAGCGAGGGTGAGAGTACACGTATGGCTTGCCCTAACTGTAATGGTAACAACACATTCACTGCATCAAAGGATGGAGGTATCGTAGTGTACAACTGTTACAAGCTAGGGTGTGGTGTACGTGGTGCAGTAACTACTGGCATGACTGCCTTAGAGGTGCGTAACCACATGCAGAACAGAGACATGCCTATACGTAAGGTGTTAGATCCTATGATCTACCCTGAGTATGTCGTTAACCCTACGCTTGAACACACACTACTACACAAGTTCTCTAAGCGTTGGGATCTAACCAATGAGGACATACTGTATGACGTTAAAGATAGACGAGCAGTCTTTCCTATAGTTGACAAAGGTGTAGTAGTAGATGCAGTAGGCCGTGCCTTGGATGGCGCTATACCTAAGTGGTACAGATACACAGGCAACGCCTCCGTATATAAGCGAGTACTTGGTAGACCTAATGGTGTGTGCGTAGTAGTAGAGGATGTCATCAGTGCTATAGCAGTAGCTCAGATATCTCCTAACACTACAGGCATGGCTATCTTAGGTACATCACTAGGCCTAGCACAGATGGAACACATTGGTGATTTCTATAAGGTTATCATAGGGTTAGACCCCGATGCTATGTCCAAGACGTTAGCCTATAAGCAAGAGGTAGAGGCGTGGACAGGTAAGACAGTTAAAGCATTGAGGCTTGACGACGATATAAAATATAAGTTAGACACAGATAAAGAGCGTCTAAAGGAGATGATAAATGATTAAGGAGAACACACTATGAACTGCTATCACTGCGAGAATGAATTGATATGGGGCGGAGATGAAGACATGGAGGATGACGTGGAGTGGCTTATGGTTACTAACTTAACATGCCCTCGATGTCATTCAGACGTACTAGTGTACCTACCTGCAGAGAATGATGGAGATAATGAATGATGGAACTGGCACTGATTAGAACTTTGATGGACAAAGAGTTCTATGATAACAACAAGGGTATAAGATGCCCTGATGAGTTGTTCAGTAAAGATGTCCGTAAGATGAAACAAACTCTAGACTATGCCATGACTACGTATGAGCGTAGCTTGACTGCATCAGAGTTAGAGGCTCTCTTCTTTGCTAACAACAGTACAATGACTACTGCTACTAAGCAGGTGTACACTGATCTGTTCAAACGCATAGCTCGTGAGCAACCAATGAACCAAGACATAGCTGATGAAGTGTTGTCTAAACTATTCCAACAGGTGCTAGGCAATCAGGTAGCTAACATAGGATTTGATTACGTTAACGGATCTCTTGATAGCCTTGAGCCTTTGCGTAACTTAGTAAAGAAATATCAGGATGACTTCACACCTAACCTTAACATAGAGTTTGGTGATATAACTATTGATCACTTGCTTAAGGCTAATGCTATACAGTCTCAATGGAAGTTTAATATACCTAGCCTGTCACGACAGGTAGAAGGTATCAGTGGTGGTCACTTAGTTATCGTAGGTGCTAGACCTAACACAGGTAAGACAAGCTTCCATGCATCTCTATTGGGTGCACCTAATGGCTTTGCATCTCAGGGTGCTAAGTGTTTGATACTATGTAATGAGGAATCTTATGAACGTGTAGGTGCACGTTACCTCAGTGCCGCATCAAGCTTATCTATGGAAGAGGTCAAGGGTAACTATGCCTTAGCCGCCACACGTTATGAGCCAGTGCGAGAGCAGATCAATTTGTATGACAGTACAGGTAAGGACATGGCGTGGGTAGAAGCTATCATCAAAGCTTATCGTCCAGACATAGTTGTATTGGATATGGGAGATAAGTTTGCCGTTAAGAGTAGCGACAAGTCAGATGTATATCTTAAGAGTGCGGCTATCCATGCACGTAATATAGCTAAGCAATATGACTGTGCTATCATATGGATGTCTCAGTTATCTGCGGCGGCAGAAGGTATGGTCAACCCTGATCAGTCTATGCTTGAGGGATCTAAGACAGGCAAGGCGGCTGAGGCTGACCTCATGGTGCTGATATCTAAGAACCCTGTACTAGCGGACACCGCAGATGATGCAGATGATTCACAAAGGTATTTAGTTATAGCTAAGAATAAGCTACAAGGAGGATGGCATGGCAAGATTACATGTACATTAGATGGAGCTAGGTCACAGTACTTAGCATAGAAAGGAGTAGACTATGGAATTAGTTCTTGATGTAGAGAACACAGTCACACATAGGGGTGGCAAGATGCACCTCGATCCTTTCGAGGCAACCAATAAGTTAGTACAGGTAGGTGTACAGGAAGTTGTATCAGGCAACCAAGCTATATATAACTTTGATCATACAGAGGCTAATGACTATGATGGTAGTCAAGCTAAAGCACTACAAGATTATCTAGATAGAACAACGCTACTGATCCTACACAATGGGCAACACGATATGCCTTGGCTATGGGAGAGTGGGTTCAAGTATGACGGTCTTATATATGATACGATGTTAGCTGAGTATGTGCTAATGAGAGGCAATCATATTGAGATGACATACACTGGGGCTTTCAAGAAGAAGTCACTGGCGTTAGGTGAGTGTGCGATAAGACGTAAGCTAGACTTTCAGAAGGATGACACACTAAAGAAATACTTTAAGGATGGTTACAATACAAATGAGATACCACTCAAGGAACTTACGTACTACTTACAGTGTGATCTATCTACTACTCGTGCCTTGTATATAGACATTGAGGCAGACTATGCTCAACCTGAGAGTGAATCATTACGTAACATAAGAGACATAACATTCAAGGTATGCTTGGCATTGTCTCGTATGTATTCATCAGGCATCAAGGTAGACTTGAAGGCATTGGATGAGGTGCGTAAGCAGTTTGAAGAAGAGAAGGCAGACATTGAAGGTAGGCTAGGCATCAAGGTACGTAACCTTATGGGTGACACACCTATCAATCTTAACAGCCCTGCTCAGATGTCGGAGGTTGTATACAGTAGGAGGCCTGTCAATAAGAAAGAGTGGGTAGATCTATTTGATCACACCAAGACAGACAAAGAGTATAAGAGTGCAGTCAATGCTAACAGTACAATGATACGTAAGACTACAGCGTTCACTTGTCCTGAGTGTAAGGGTGAGGGTAGTGTGCACCGTATCAAGAAGGATGGTACTAAGTTTGCTAGACCTAACAAGTGTAAGCCTTGCGAGGCTAGAGGCTATCAGCTTAAGAAGACTAATCAGATGGCAGGGCTAGGCTTCATGCCCCCCTCAAAGAAATGGGTAAGTGCTAACGGCTTTAGTACAGGCAAGGACAACTTAGATACGTTAATGTCTACAGCTAGAGCTAATGGTATGGACAGTGCGGTTGACTTCTTAGGAGATCTTAAACGTCTATCCGCTATCAGTAGTTACCTGTCTAGTTTTGTTGAGGGTATATCTGTATTCACAAAAGAGGATGGCTTCCTACACGTAGCTCTAACCCAACACATCACTAGTACAGGTAGGTTCTCAGGGCGTAACCCTAACATGCAGAACATGCCGAGAGGTGGTACGTTCCCTGTTAAGAAGGTGTTCGTGTCTCGATGGGAGGGTGGCTACGTGATGGAGGCTGACTTTGCTCAGCTAGAGTTTCGTGTCGCCGCATTCTTATCTCAAGATACTACAGCCATGAAAGAGATAGACACAGGCTTTGATGTGCATAGCTACACCGCTAAGGTTATCTCAGAGGCCGGTCAGCCTACCTCTAGACAAGATGCTAAGGCACATACCTTCGCTCCCCTCTTCGGGGCTACAGGGTACGGTAGAAGCCCTGCTGAGGCGGCGTACTACACACACTTCATTAAGAAGTACAAAGGTATAGCGGCATGGCACAAGAAGCTAGGCGATGAGGCCATACGCTTTCAGAAGATTACTAACGTTGGCGGTAGGCAGTATGCTTTCCCTAACACAGAGAGAAGACCCAATGGTATGCCTACTAACTTCACCATGATAAAGAACTATCCGGTGCAAGGGTTTGCCACTGGTGATTGTGTACCTGTAGTACTACTAGAGTTAGAGGATAGGCTTATGTCTATGAGATCTAAGGTAGTCAACAGTGTGCATGATTCAATGGTGATAGACATCCACCCATACGAGAAGGATCAGGTGATAGAGATCATCAATTCTTTAAACATGGATCTGAATGAGATCATCTATAAGTACTATAAGGTTAAGATGAATGTACCCTTATTATTAGAGGCTAAGATTGGCCCGAATTGGCTTGACACAAAGGACGTTTGACGGTATAACTTAGCTTCCCTGAAACCCTCATACATAAAGGAAAAGATATGAGCACAGAATTACAAACACTAAACGTAGAAGGCATGTCATTAGCGGAGGCTATGGGTATGTCAACATCAACAGGTGGGTCACAGTCCACACTGGCACGTATTAAACAGATACACTCAGCCCTTACAGTAGAGGATGCAGAAGGTGACGAGAAGATTGTTGTACCTATTGGATCGTATCAAGTAACAATGCCTGATGGTGAAGTTGTTTATAGCAAGACACTCACAATGAGATTGTTCTCTCAACGTATGCAATGGCAACGATGGGATGCAGGTGCAAACACTATGCACAAGACATTACTTTCGGGAAATCTGAATGTAGACTTGAAGGATACATCAGGCAGACATAATTGTGGTAGACCGTCAGGTTATATTAAAGACTTTAAGGCTTTACCAGAAGAAACGAAGTCAGTGATACGTGACGTGAAGCGTACAAAAGTTATGCTAGGCATGGTAAAGTTAGACAAACCTATAGATGAATTAGGCAATGCAGTGAAGGGTTACGATGAAGAGATCCCATTCGTAATGGACTCAAGGAATACTGAGTCAAACAAAGCTATTGATTCAGCCTTAGCTCAGATCATGGCTAAGAAACTTACACCTGTAGAGCACACACTTAATCTAGGTAGTGCTAAGCGTGACATGAATAGTGGTGGTAAGTATGCTGTCATTGTTCCGTCATTAGGTATGAAAGTTTCTTATGCACCAGAGGATAGCCAGACACTTAAGTCTTTCCTTGAATGGATTACTAATACTAACACATGGGTAGAGAGTCAGCACAATGAGATGGCTAAGGTATCTATGTCTGATGATGATTTAGAGATGGTAGGATCTATAGTAGAAGTCAAAGAGTTTGAGGGATGATCCACCCTGCTGAGTTATCAGTACACTCTTTCTTACGTTCTGCTATAGAGGGTAAGGCTTCTATGAGTGATGAAATAATAGAGCAGGTAGCCACTGATGTGGTTGCCGCTTTACAAAAGCAGTTCAATGGTGAGCCTCGTGACGAGTTTCGTTTACGTATGTCTAACATAGGAAGACCAAGATGTCAGCTATGGTTTGCTAAGAATGACCCAGAGACTGACGTAAATAAACCTACATCCTTTATGCTTAACATGCTGATGGGAGATTGGACTGAAGCTATATTCAAAGGCATACTACGTGCCTCTGGAGTAGAGTTTAAGGACAACGATAACGTTACACTTAAGGTAGGTGACACATCTATCAACGGTGAGTTCGATATGATCTTAGACAACAAGGTAGATGATGTTAAGTCTACTACACCTTACGGCTATGATAATAAGTTTACTAATTATGAAACTCTTAAAGGCAATGATGACTTCGGTTACATAGCTCAACTTGTAGGTTATGCTAGAGCTTCCGGCAAAGAGGTTGGAGGTTGGTGGGTAATCAACAAAGTAAATGGTAGCTTTAAGTATGTACCTGCAGAAGAAGCAGATGCAGATGCTGTGATGGAAACAGTAAAGGGTACAGTAGATTACATTACTAATGATGAACCCTTTGCTCGTTGCTTTGAACCAGAAGAAGAGACATACCGTAGGAAGCCTAGTGGTAACTTTAAACTAAATAAAACCTGTGGTTGGTGTGACCACAAGAAGAAGTGTTGGCCTGATCTAATGACTATGGAGTCTAAGGTAAGTCAGGCCGCCGTTAAACCCCTAATTGATTATACTTACATAAAGGAAGAACAACTATGACAACTGTTACTATTGATAAAGTAGAATATAACATTGAAGATTTTACAGAGGCGGCTACTGAATCACTCAAGGTAGTGCAAGCCAATCTAAGAATAACTGCAGACAAAGAGCATGAACTACAATGTCTAAAGGCTATAGGTGCTGTTAAGGTAGCCGAACTCAAACAACTATTGACAGGTGAGGAAGCACCGTCTGATGAC